ATTTGATCCAGGTAAATATGTATCGCCATTATATGTAATACTTGTATATCCTGTATTTAAAAATAAACTATCAGCATTATCTGAAGTAACTTGAAATTTAATTAATTCAATAGGATAAGTTTTAGTGCTATTTGTTTCAGCTAAAGTTACTGAATCTATTACTCTAACCATTATAAAACCTCCTGAAATTCAAAAGACCCATATGCATAATAGTTATATCCTGGACCAGGTACAACGGTTACATTTGGTCTACCGTTTAATAATAATTTAAATTGTACTCCGTTACCATAAGTAAAAGTATTAGGACTTACAATAGGATTAATTGCACCAGTCATTAATTTAAATGTTAATAAATTACCAGCCGTTGCAGTTGCATCTTCTTTAATTTGATATACTTTTGTACTTGAACTAAACTGTATAAAATCTCCAGCTTTAACATTACTTGATGTATCTACATTAGCTAATTGAACATTAACCCCACTTGTATTAGAATTAACAACCGTAATTGTTAAACCAGATTGTGCAATTATAGTTCCATTAGAAAAAGTTAAATTAATATTTGATGGTAAACTAGTTGTTTTAAAATCAATACCATCTATTAAACCTAATAATTCAGATTCAACTTCATCATATTTTGTTTTAGTTAATAATGGTAAACTTACTTCCATAGAATAAAATGTCGGACTGCCTCTTTCTTGTCTAGCATAACCTGAATTAGATATTGATCTTCTAACTCTTGCTGTTCTACTTAATGATATATCATTTGTATATTCAAATATTTTTGACATTATTTTCTCCTCATACTTAATCCAGAAGTATTTCTACTGAAAGTTTTATTAGCACCACCAACATGTGATGGGCTTGATGATATAACTGATCTAATTTGATCTATTGCTCTTTGATCAACATTACCACTTATATTAATTGTATTATTAGTTACTGAACCTTGTTGTCCAACTTGATTTCTTGGTATAACAACTTCTCCTGGTGTTAACATTGCAGGAATTCTATCTGTGTAAGGTGCACCACCTGGTACCATACCACCTTTATTTGCGTGAAAAATACTTCCAAAACTACTACCTCCTCCGCCTGCTGCAGCTGTTGCAAGAGCATAAAATAATTGTTTTTTCTTTTCTGAAGTAACTTCTTTTTCTTTGTTAACTTTTTTCTCATTAAGAAATTCAAATAATTTTTCTATTTGTAATTCAATAGTTTTTGAAATAATAGTATCTAATACAGTTTGATATAAACTTCTAAATATATTTTTCATATTTTGTAATACTGAAAGATTTTGTTTCATTCCATCTAATAATGTTGAACTAATTGTATTTGAAATATTTTTAGCTTCAATACCAGCACCTGCTAATAAATCTCCATATGTTGTTTGAGCAGCATTAAGTTTAGCTTGATCACGAATATAATCCCTATTCATGGTTGTAATTCGTTGATTTATAGCTTCTAACTCTTTTCCTCTTTTAATTTCTGCAGCTATTTCTGCTTTACGCATATCCCCTCTAGGATCAGCACCTTTAAAATCTTTAAATCTATCTGCTCTTGTTTCTTGAGTTAAAGATATTTCTTTATATGCATCTTTTGCATCTGCTGCCTTTTTCCATTTTTCAGCGGTACCATCTAATTCACGTTGTAAGGTTTTTATAGCCTCAAGGTTAACATCTTCATCACCTATGTTAAGTACGTTTTTAAATTTTAAAAAGTTTATTTTAATTTTATTTAAATTATCATTAAAATTACCCATCAAATATTTACCAAGGGCTTTAAGTTCATCACTAAAAGCTATCACAGCTACAACTGCAATTTGAATAGCTGTTACAATAATACCTACTAAATTTGCTCTCATAGCTAAATTTAAAGCTTTCATACTAACTGTTGCCTTTGCAATACCAATGGACATTAAAATAAATTGTGAAGTAATACCTGCAATAAATGTTCCTATTTTTAATCCAATAAATATTTTAAATGCTTTAATTATTGTATCAATATTAGTAGATACAAATCTAATTCCATTTTCAACACTTTTAAAAGCACCTGCTAATCTTTCCCCTACAGTTTTAGCTAATTCCTTTAATTGTTTATCATTTGCTTTAAAATTACCAACCAAAGCAATTACTTGTTCTTTTACACCTGCAAATAAAGGTTGTGCAGCGGCTTGTCTAAATCTAAAGTAAGCATCTTCAACAAATGAAACCTGTGCTTCTAATGTAGATTCAAAATCTTTTGTTGCTTTAGAAAATTGACCACCATTAGCAAATACTTCAAAGAATTTCTTTCTAGTTTCTTCAATTGATACTTTCGCACCAGCTTCAAAACCAAGCATTGCTCTAACACCTCTTTCTCTGAATACATCAGCGGCAGCAATACCACCAGCAAATGCTCTTTGAATTTGTTCAGCAGTTTGTCTAAAATCTAATCCTGTAGCTGCAGCAACGTTACCAGTTACTTCTAATATTTTAGATAACTCTCCAGCATCTTTAGATATAACGGCTAAGTTACCAGATCCTGCAGCAATAGCTTCTAGTGAGAAAGGTACTTTACTAGCAAACTTATTCATTTCAGCAAATGCTTTTGCACCCTCTGTTGTTGAATTGAATAATAGTTTAAATCTTACTTGAAGTGATTCAGTAAGTTTACCTGCAGCAAATGTATCTTTAACAAATTTACCAATACCAAAAGTTACAGCAGCTAATGATGCAGCAACACCGACTTTTAAAGTTGTTCCAAGTGCAGCAAAAGTAGACCTTGATCTTGCAGCGGCTACTTCTAATCCTTTTAATCTTTTTGAAGCTATAGTAGCATTCGCACCTAGTTTATTTAAACCAGATTGTAATTTATTTATTTCGCCCTGTCCCTTTACATTAGCAGTTATGTCTAATTTTACAGCCATATTCCCTTTATCCGTTAGTTACTTCAATACTAACTGTATCAAAATGTCTTCTAAAAGCAGCCTCTATAAATTTAGTAGGTGCTTGTTGAGAATGTCCATTATTAAGGAACTCTATATATGTTGTACCATTTGTAACAATAATTTTTTGAGGTTTATCTTTAGGAACCAATATATTAATGTTTGATGATATAGGTGTTTTTTGATTATAGTATGATTCAGTGTACCCGATATACCAACTATTTCTAGCTTGCCCCGTGTCAACTGGTGTTGTTAATTTTACGTCAGCAAAAGCTTTTAATGCTCTTGCTCTAAATTCTTGTTCAATTGCCTTATCAATATCTTTAGCTAAATTAATAGAGGCTGATTTCAAACCTATAGTAGTTATTGCCATTATATTTTTTTGCCCTTGTTAATACCCTTTTTAATAATGTAACCTTGTGTACCATTTGCACCAGTGTTTACTTCTTTTTTAAGGTTTTTAAATAATTCTTGTTCTTTAATTTTCTTTTTATTGATAATGGCATATGCAGTTATTTTCTTTGTATCTCTCATAATTACCTTTCAAGTGGGCAGTTTACACCGCCCTTACTATCATTTTTCAGATTTTTTATCTTCCATAAAAGATATATTATTTTTTTTAGCTATGTTTTTTAATTCATTAAAACCCATTTCTAATTTAATATCTTTTTGTTCTTCACTTTTTGAAAACACATTTAATGAAGGAAATAAATCTTTTACCTTAAGTGGTTTAGTACCTTGGTAAGTTGTTTGAGCTAATATAGCAGACCTATGATCTTCTCTCCAACCGTATGGCCTTGTTTCAAAATATTTAATCCAACCCATATATTCTTTGCTGGACATATTATAAATATAATCTAATGTAACGCCTAATTGATGAGCCAATTCATAATCTGCTAACTCTTCTTCCCCAATGCACCACCTTTATCATCTGATGCAGCTAAACCATTATATACAAGAATTTCTTGTGATAGTTCAGTTAATGCTTTAATTGGAAAGTTTTCAAAATCTGAATCTTTCATTTCATTAGCACCTACAACAGTTTGTTTAAATATAGCACTTAAAGTTTTTACACCTGCAACATCATCAGTTTTATTTACATCTAATGTTTTTTGTAGGTCTTTTATACCTCTAACTGTTAGTTGTTTTATCTCCACTTCCTGATTCAGGAACGGTACTTTCTTCGTTATCTCTATTATCTTTATGTGTTTCATTCTTAATTTCCTCTAAAGGTTTTATATATAAATGTTTATTATTCGATTCAAAGTCTTCCATCATTTTTCTAATTTTATGTAAAATATCTAATGTTTCAAAGACTTCTTGTTTATTTTCTACATCCTTCAATCTATCATAAGTTTTTCTTATTGATGTATCTACAGATTTTTTTATATGCAAAGAAGTTATTCTTAATACATAATATTTATTAAATGGTTTATTATCCATGATTTTATCCTATACAATTAAATTAAGCTGGGTGATTAAACCCAGCCTAATATATATTTTATTATGCGTCAGTAAACGGACCAGTATAGTCAGTTGAAGTACTTAAAGTCAAAGTTGCCTGATTTGAATCAGTCAAGTTTGGCGATACTTCAAAAGAAGCTATTGAACCTTTTACATAAAATGCCGCATTTGCACCAGTAGCTGAATTTTTTACATCCAACTCGAATACATAAGTTAGTCCATCTTGAACTAAAGATTGAATTGTATCATGTACACTTGGTACATAATTCAAACTGAACTCCAATGTTGGGGCATCAGCTTGTCCTTGTATTTGGCTACTTACAGATTGTCCGTAACTAGGTACGTTAACAATGTTAGCAGGTTTACCAAATGAAGGAAATTCTCTGATGTTAGTAACATCTACTGCACTTTCAAAATCACCACCAGAACCAATGAAGGTTTGGTGTGTTGAATCTGAAGTTGGTAAAGTGTAACCAGCATCGGCTTTGTATTTTAGTTTAGTGAAAATACCAGCACCTATATTTGAAATTAGAGCCATTTTTGTTTTCTTCCTTTATATTATTTTTGGTTATATTGATTTGAAATTGACCGTATAATCGACATTGTATAAACCAGCGTCTTTTGGATCAATTCCAATATTTGTTATAAAGCTATTAGTTGTTTGTAGATATCCAGAGATTACTTCTTGATCTAATAATGTTTTTAGCAAATCAGCAATTTCATATGCTCTTTTCATACCTGCTCCAGCTGGAACAAATATTTGACATACAATTTGGCCATTTGCTATTACATCTTGATAAGCTAATTCTGAAGAAAATGGTAATACAGAAACCCGTATCCATTCCTCAGCATTAATTTCCCCTTGATAATTCGCAGGAAATGCTTTGATGTTATTAGATGTCCAAGCGGTGGAAGCAAACAAACCTTCAACAGCTGTCAACATTTGTGATATTGTAGCCATTAAGATTCCCTTCCAACAGTTAAAGTAATAACATAATTATTATCTTCAAATTTATTTATTTTCCAAGTTTTACCTCTAAATACAACAGTGTCGTAATTATCGATTTTCTTAGAATCTAAATAATCTGAATCAAACATTAAATTACATTCTAGTCTAGGTGTATCGTCATTAGTTCTAAATTGATTTTCAACTACCGCTTTCGCAGTAAAAGAAGTATCACTAGAAGTATTAACAGATTGTGTAGCAAAATTATAATTATCTACAGTTTTATTTGTAAATACTATATCTTCACCAAGATCACCTATAACATTAAATGCCATTTTTACATTATTTTTAATTAGTTTTGAGTAACTCATTAAGCACCTCCACTAACTTTAACTCCTCTATTAGTTGCAGAACTAGCAGGATTATCAAATTTAACAATTATATTTTGGATATGGTCAGGTAATTCGTTAAAATTACTAATTCCAGATCCTAAATCAAATGTTAAAGAAACAGAACCAACTTTTAAATCTTTCAATCTAGGCGAACCCGATGATTGATCTTCTATTGTGCTCATGTTTTTAATCAAGTGTAATGCTAACTCATAGGTAGCTTTCAAGATATCTTCAGGAAAAGTTCCATAACTTGTTGTGCTTCTATCATCTTCTAAAGTTTCATACACACCAGATTTTGTATTCCAGTAAGTAATATCTCTAGGCCATGATAAAGGATAAAGGGTAGTAGGCACAGCCGTTCCACCCCAATCCAAGTTATCGAGAATTCCTGTGGCGGTTACTAAAGCCCGTTCAACAGTTTCATCTGTAGCACTATCCCATGAAGCTTGATTAAGTCTATCGTAGAAATAACCCTCTGCTTCTGTTATAGTAACAAATGAGTTGAAACCTTTTTGTAATGCCATTATTTTTCTCCGTATCTAATAGTTATAAATATTAACCGTGATAAATTGGGAATAAACCAATTTGGTTAACGTTAGCAGCATGTACTGTCCAGTTTGTACCTAGAGCAAGATCAGCATTAGCAGGATATGCAGTTGCACTTCCAGCCCATGATAAACCTTTAGGGTGCATTATATTACCCCATCTAGATAAAACAGTAACAAGTCCACCACCATTGCCAGCTAGTTCATTTCTTTCAATAGCAGTTGGATTAGTCTGTGCAACATCAGAATAATGTACAGATCCAGCTTTAGCTATGTAAGATACTTTTAAGCCTGCAGGTAGGTTAGCAGTTAACGATTGGTTGTTAATAATAAGTCTAATTTTTCCACCAAGAATAGTAGAGAAATTGAAGTTACCGTCTACAACTGGAGCAACATCAAGAACGTTTTGTTTTCTCATAATGTTGTAAGTTGCAGTGTCAACTACTAGGTAGTAGAAAGGCTCTTCAAATTCACCTTTAACTTCAGTGATAGCATCTAATAGAGTATCAAAGAAAGCAGATCTATTATTAGTCGTGTTTTCAATTGCAAATAATGGATTTGGATCATCACTAGAATCAGAACCAGTATAGAAACCAAAAGTACCAACTTTAGCAGCAGGATCAGAAGTACCAATTGCAGTTGCACCCCAAATTTTGTCAGATACACCATTTAGGATAGATCTTAATTGTAGATCTTCTCTTCTTGCTCTAACTGAAGCAAATTGAGAACCTAAGTATGATAAACCATCAACTTTTGAGATTAATTTCTGAACTGACATTTCTTGTGCAGCGATATGATCAATATTTTTGATATATACTGCTGATTTATTTGATACTGCCATTTCATTAATAGCAACATCAGTAGCAGTTTCGTTCTGTTTATTAAAAGTAGTTGGATCAGTAAAATCTAACCATCTTAATGTACCAGTGTAATTTTCACCTGAATCATTGATTCTTGCGTCAGAACCAACCATAGCAGTTGATGTTAATAACGCAGCATCGGCTCTTCCAGCTTGTTCGTAAGCAGAAATTGCTCTTGCAATGTTATTAAAGTTTGAACTTATTACAGTCATTTATTTATTTTCCTTTTATTATTTAAAGCACATAATTGTGCGGTTATTATTATAAAAGATAGTCTTATTCAGACCAATCTCCAGCAACCTTAATTTGCCCTTTGCTAACAGCATTAAGCATTTCATCGGTTGACATATCTTTTATAGATGACACAGGAGTAGTTCCTGTACTTGGTTTGGCTGGAGTTATTCCAGTTCCCGTGTTCGCTTTAACAGAAAATAGAAATGAATTACCATCGTCTTTAGAATAATTTGACACAGTCTCATTAATACTAGTTCCGTTTTCATTCACCCAATTTCCTAAAGCGTCTTTCTTTAAACTTTTTACAATATCTGAATAGGCCATATTAGCGGCTTTTTCAGATTTAAAGTTTAAAGAGTTAAGTTGAGAACGCACAGCGTTATCTCTGCTTAATTCTGTGTTCTTTTGTTCATAAGTCTCAAGCTTAGCACTCATCTCAGCTATTTTCATTTGCATAACTTCTGAATGTTTACCTTGTTTCTCTAAGGCTTCTATTTCAGCTTTTTGCTTTTCACTTTTAGCTTCCGCAACAGCGGCTAAAGCATTATCTCTCTCAGTGTATGCAGAGTCTAAATTAACTTTGATGTTTTTAATAGCTTTAGAAACCTCAGCATCAACCAGGCTTTTAATATCTGTTTGATCTACTTTAGTTTCTTCTACTTTAGTGTCTTCTTGTACTTTTATTTCTTCACTCATTATTATCTCCTTGGGACACGGCCCTTGTTATATTTTTAATGAACTTATACTTATAAACAAATATAAATTCTATACTTTAGC